CTAATTATCATTTATCAAGCTTGCAAGTGAGTTAATCTCTACAAGCTGTTGCTTACTTGGTCTCACACTTACATAGTTATTCATAGTGGTAGTTATGTTCCCATGCCCTAAAATATACTGTAGTGTTTTTGGTGGTAATCCCTGCATATTCGTAGCAAATGTATGCCGACATATATGTGGTTCAAATTTTCGTATAGGATTGTCAGTATTTGCATTATTGAATCTCTTGATACAATTTTGCAAGTATTCTTCTATATGGGATCTAACAATTGTCTTTCTACTTCTTGTCGCCAGAAACACAAATCCTTCGTATGCTTTTCCCTTTTCATCATAGCACACTGGCTCAATATCGCCCATAATATAACGATTTTTCAATATTCTCTGAAAACATTCATATACACCATCAGTCATAGGAATATACCTTGTTCCGTTTATGGTTTTCGTCGGTAAGACAACATGCGTATGATTGACACATTGTAGTTGCTTTTCCACTCGAATTAAATGGTTTTCCATATCTATATTATCAAGTGTTAGACCACATAATTCAGATGCCCTTAAACCAGTCCAAAACAGCACATATATCATATCATAACAATGAGCACTATGAGCATCCTTTGAACAAAATTCAAGAAATCGATGCATATCCGGAATTGATATTGCTTCCATTTTCTTACTATCGCTTCTATCGGTAGTAATACGTCTGAACGGATTTTTTGCTATGTAATCATAATCGATTGCATATTCAAATGATCTTTTTATAAGACTAATTTGAGTCTGAATACTTGAGCCTCGATGCTTTTTCTTCATATCAGAAAGCCATTCTTCACAATGCTCTGGCTTGATTTTACCTATTTCCATATGACCAAGTTTGTACTGTGCTAATGTTTTTATGGTTGTGTTATACCCAGCCTTAGTATTATGAGCCAGTTCTTTCCTATTATATAGATGGTTAAGATATCTATCTATTACTTCTAGTAATGTCAGTTTAGCCCCATCTATGTCGATATTATTTTCTAACTGTACTTTTAATTCTGCCTCCTTTTCACGTAAACTTTTACCTGAACGTTTACCTTTTGGTAATTGGTCCATAGGTTCGAGTCTATAGGAACTTACCACTCTTTCCTTTCCAAGAGCATCTTTATAATGATACTCATACCTTTTCGTTTTGGGGTTATAGTATTCATCTGCCCTCAACGTTTTTCTTGTCGGTTTGTTCTTTTCAGATGTAGTTTTATTTGCCATATTCTCAGCCCTCCATTAAAAAGTGCCTCGAATGAATACTAAATAATAATATCACATTCAGGGCACCTTGTCGATATTTTATATCTGCTCTACTTTGCTTATAAATTCTTCAAATGATTGTCTTTTTATCTTTATAACACGACCAACCATTAGATGATATTTACAATCATAATCTTCACGGATTATATCCCTTAATCTGTGCTGACCTATACCAAATAAATCCGATGTCTCCTTTATAGATAATAAAAGTTTATCTTTCATACAATCACCTCCAGTCTTGAGGTAATCATAATCTTTTTACCAGTAACCTACGTACGGAAAAATTAAGAGGGAATGCAATTTACACGCCCTCTTAACAAATGATGATACTACTCCGCTTTGTTAGCCTTGTTATACTGTGCTGTACTAATTCCAAGAATAACTCCAAGGAATGTATCAACAGCTGTAATCGTACCTACAACCTGCTCGCCATATGGGAGTCCCCAAATACCTGCAAGAGCAAAATATAAAGTACCAGCCGCTGGAAGCAAATACATTGCAATCCATTTCAGTGTGTCGTAAGTCTTGTCATTAAGTTTCATCATGTTCATCCTCCTTATTTTGAATAAATTTATGTATTGGCAGTTTATCGACCTCCTGCATAATTCTTTTGGCAGAGCCGTTACCTCCCAATTTTTCATATGGTTCAAAAAGATATACTTTCAAATTTTCATATTCATCCTGGGTAATATACCCTCTCTCGATGTATGACATACCGAGATACATAATCCTATCGTGTGCTAATCCAATAAGCATCTCCGTCTTTACATCTTTGTTTTCTGTTCGTTTTGATAAATACGCCCATAATCCAGAAGACGCAAGTACCGAACTAAAAATTGTAATTATGATTTGAAACCAAGGTTCCATAATTCCTCCTTTTTATGCGGCTAATGAAGATGCATCAGACACGATAAGTTTTCTACTAATTACCGAAATCTTCTTATTAAATAATTCTTCATACAGCTGTATTAGATTTTTTCTTTGTTGCTTTGATAAAAGTTTATAGTGTGCTCCCATCCAACCGCGAAACATATTCTCAATACTCTCGTATTCTATTTCGCCATTTATTACTTTTACTGAAAGTTTCTTGAGTTTTCTACGCATTGTAGTAACTCTTTTAGGATTAATTCTCTTAATCACCTTTCCATCTTTTGTTAATGTATATTTTATTTGAAGAAATTTATATGTACTTGAAATTTTAACAATATGAGTTTTCTTCCTATTGATATGAATTCCATATTCTTTCGCAATTTCTATGATACATGATAGCAAATCTTCAAGTTCTTCTTTATTTGGATTCATGATATACCAATCATCCATATATCGTCCGTAAAATTTCTGTTGTCGGACATATTTCACATATGTATCAATCCTATGAGGATAATATATTCCAATTACCTGTGATAGCTGGTCTCCAATATTTACAGATTTAGCCATCCACTTCTCACCAGTTAATTTTTCAGACGGTATATGCCGATATTCAAGCTTGTTAAATAAATCTGAATAGCAATTTTCATATTCTTCGTCAGACATATACGACACATCGACTTTGAACCCATCAAATATCAATGTTAAAAGCCAATCGATAAATTCATCATCGTCAAATAACTTAAGAAGTTCTTGTTTTGCAATTTCGTGAATTATATTGTCATAAAATTTTGAGAAGTCTCCAAATAAAATCCATCCGTCATTTTCATGTAACTTGTAATACTTGTGTAAATGTATTTCAAATCGCTTTCTCTGCTGAGATATACCTCTCCCTTTAATTGATGCACAATTATCATATATTATGTGCTTTTTAACTTCTGGTAAAAGAATATCATCACATAGAACATGGCGAACAATTCTATCACGGATTTGTATACTTGTAATCGGTCTTACTCGACCTCTTTCGTGTAAAGTAAACTCTTGTGTGAGACCGTTTTTGAGAGTCCTGTTGATAATGTCATCCTGGATTTCAAAAATATAACGCAGAAAGTTCATCATAAACTTCTGTGTGGTTTCTTTCCATTTGCTACTTTTTACAGAGGTCTTATAAGCCCGATACAAATTATTGGCATCGCATACAATTTCCTCATAATTCATATACTATTCACCGTTATAACAATACTTACCGTAGTAAATTGTTTCAGGCTTTGCTATTTATCCTGTTTATAAGGAACGGTATGATATCTCCTTCTTCATTGGTTAAGTGAAGAATCCGGACGAACCCCATTAGAGTTCGAAGCGTTGTTGTAGTTCGTATTGCCATTGTTGTTCACATTAGCGAAATAAGCCGCAGAAACGACGCATAATTAGACATCACCCTTACATCTGAAATATGATTCCATCTTCTTGTCACGCTGACGCCACTTCTTTATCAATCCGATTTCTCGGTCGATAGCTTTAACATATGGACTGTAGAGATTTAAGTCTACTTCAAATATCTCTGCAATCCGTTGCAGTTCCTTAAGAAGCTGCTCACAATTGACTATAGCGGTGTTTTGATAATCTCTTCTCATTTCACACTCGTGAAGATTCGTTGGATAAATCGTGTTGGCTGCCCGGACATTATTCGTAATCAGTGCTGCTAGTTGATCTACTCTGTTTTTAAAATTTTGCATCATAAAACGATACTTAGAAAAGTTCTCTCTATCATCTTTTCCGTATGCATAGCGAAGTCTTACATAATCATCTACACTTTTAACACCGAATCCATGTTGCATAAAATCTATCAGCATATCATGTAATTCAATTGAATATGTGATAGCTTCAAATTTTGATTCTGTACGATCACTAACTAAAACACTCATTATTCATAATCTTTCCCTGTAATTTCCTTATACTCTTCTGCGGTAATCCAGCGACCAACTGCTAAGCGTACTCTACGCTCATCCCAGAGCTTATCATCATAATAGTCTTTAACCTTTTTAAAGTTTTTACTATGTTCCATATTGTTATTCCTCTCTTTCTAATTTACAGTTCTACATCCTGCATCATAGCTAAGAAGTCAATATTAGAAGACATTTTAGCCATAGCCAGTTCAGTAGCTGAGAACTGACGTAATACAAACCAGTATTCGCCATTCATCTCAGTAATCTGGACAAGATCCATATTTTCCATAACCATTTCATCTTCAGAAGTTTTTACTGTTACTTCTGATAATTTTCCATCAAACATATCCGCTGTAAGCTTAGACGCTGAAATATAGTTATCACCATTTTTTCTAAGATTTTCAATGATAGTGCCATCAGACAGCACCATAGTATAAATTAAATCTTCCATATACTTATCCTTTCCTATAGATTACCCCGCCCACAAGGGGCGGAGATTTTTACTTAACCAATGATTCCATACGGACGAACCCCATAAGAGTACGAAGCGTCGGAGGAGGACGCATTGCCACCGCCGCTCACAAGAGCGAAACAAGCCGCAGAAACGACGTTCTGTAGCCAATAAGTTTCTCTTGTCTTGATCATTCTTGGGTTAAGTGACATAAGTGCCAGCTGTGAATTGCAAACACTATATTTTGTAGGAACTGTCGTTCCGTCATTTGCGGGCTCGAAATAATGTGTACCATATACCATAACCTCTGACATAAGAGCGACTGTTTCATCGAACCATGCTCCTCCGGATGGCTTTCCATTTGCAACTGCATTTACGAGATAAGTTCTATGTGTAAGAAGCATACTTCCAAATGCTGCTTTAAATTTTGCTTTCGCATTATCCAATCCTGTTTTATACATTACAGAGCCTACATATCCGCCCTCTGTTGTATTAGTCGCATTCATCGGACCGCTATATAGCGATGCAGCTGGAACAATAACAAGGTGGTGCTTTGTGAAATCTGTATCACCGCATCTAAGGAAATAATCCATATCCGCAATAACCCAGGTCACACCGCTAATTACCCAGTAATCTCCGATAAACAGGTCGTCAAATGTTCCATTTTGAATAGCTGCTTTTTGGGCTGCTGTAACCGATGATCCAAGGTTCTTTCCTCTATATACATTGCGATGATTAATCGCCGATACAAGTCCAGCAAATTCTACTGCTGCATTTGCTGCTGTCATTTTCTTTGTTCCGGCAGTACCATCTTTAATAATCACGTCTCCACTATCAAATCTGGTTGCTGCGGAATAATCCGTTACTTTAGGCATTACTTTAATCCTCCTTAAAATAAAAAAGGGCCTTAGATTTCTCTAAAGCCCTTTGTAGTCACTGTCTAACAGTGCATGGTCTGTTACATATCCTAATCTGCTGATAACACTTCTTATAAAAGTATCTAAATGAGATACCTGCTGTCGTAATGATACAACTTCGCTCTCATCAGCAAATATTATACGCCCTTGTATTTCTCTTCCGCTTGAATCGCAGATATTCTGTCCAGATGAGTCATAAATCGGTTGTAATACAGAATGTTCATTAGCAAGCTGTGAACCGAATTTACCAACATCTGCTCCAAGAATTTCTTCATATGCTGCCTGCGCTAAAGATGCTGAGTTCGCTGCCGCTGTTTCAGACTTTTTGGCATTTGTTGCTGATGCTGATGCGTTAGAAGCCGACGATGCCGCAGCGTTTTTCGATGAAGCGGCTGAATCAGCATAGCTTTTCGCATTCGCTGCACTCGTATTAGCTGCACTTGCAGAGCTAGCCGCACCTAAAGCTGATGATGCTGCTGCGCTTGCTCTTGAATTTGCTGTGCTAGCATATCCAGATGCCTGGCTTGCAGAGCTTGCTGCTTTTGCTGCTGCATCAACTGCCTGTTCTGCATATTGCTTAGCAGTAAGGTATTCTGTTGTTGACCTTATGCTCTGTTCCTGTACAGGGTTGAAATCGATCTGCACGGCGATAGCCCCACTGGATACAATCTTGTTGTTTAACTCAATCTCCACAATAGGATTTATTTCTCCTGCCAGTGCGGTCATCTGCTTTGTAACTTCAAAGTAAACCGTATGCATAGCAGAATCCCATCCTAATGCAGGATTATATACAAAATTACCATCAACCTTACCACATCTGATATTAACAGTTGCATTCGTAGGTATCGTATATTCAAGTCCGTCATTATATAATTTTACCGCAATAATCGGTAATCCCTGATCATACTGCACAAGATGAACCGGACGTACAATCTGACGAGCTGTCATGTCAGCATATGTATAATGTACAACTCTATTTGAGTCTGGTGTGTATGCACCCATTTTTAATCACCCCCTAAATCAACGCCTGTCATCATTGATATAAATTCAACATCAGAGCGAAGTTGTTCCTGCTCGGAATTATCTTGCATAACATCTTTGCCTTTATCAGGCTTAGATACCTCATTATCAGCCTCGATTAATACGAGGTTCTTATCTTTAACTTCTGTAATATTTTCTTCCATAAAACCTCCTAATAATCATACCAACCAGCTTTAATTAAAACGCCTCTCTCAAATTGTAAATATGCGTTATTGCTCCAATTTGAAACGGTTCCATCGCTATTCATTCCACCTACTTGAACAAATCTCATAGTTCCTGTTATTCCACCACCATTTTCCCAAGATACATTCTTGAGTTTATAGTAATGCATATCAATGTCGCATCCTAAATTTATAGTATCGGCATCATAGGTTACACCCTTTGAATTATAGCCATTTCTTTCATATAAAAGTTTAATTAAATAATTTTGACCACTTTTAGGCTGTGCAGCCCATGTCATGTAATCGCCATTCTCGTCAAGGTCAAATACCAATCCTCTACGATTGTCATCGCCAGTCCAACCGTTTGTACCTATTTCGCCTATATACTCATCTGAATATTTATAATGTGATGTTCCAGCATTAATATTAGCTTCTTTACTACCAGATTTACAATTAACCTGCTTAGCAGTTATATCCAAAGCATTTACATATGTTGTTGTAACTGTATCCTTAGTGATTTTGGTCACATTATCCTTTGTCTGATACCCTTTATTTTCAACAGCCTTCATAGTTGTATATTTACTATCATTCGTAAGTTCTGATACTTTAGTTGGAATAGGCGGAGTGTCTGAAATATTTTCATAAGAAATCTGAACATCTTCTGACAATGTTATTCCGTCCCTATCAAGTCGAATAAGAATATTTCCATCTGCGTCTTTTATAAGCGCTGTACCGTTTGAGTTGTTTCTTCCACCAAGAATTAAAGTGCCTCCATTTATGCGATTTGCACTCATAGTTCCAGTTTTAACGAAATCTGCTACAATCTGACCATCCTGTGTCATAGCTAAAGCAAATGGACCATTATATCCTGTTGAAGAATATCCCAATCCACCTTTATTCCAACGCCATACCTTCTTCGCAGTAGCAATGTCATCCGTATCCATAATGAGAATTTCATCCGGATACTTTCCACCAGTACTGCTATGCATAATCACAAATCCACCAAGACCGCCACTAATTAACTGCGTAGCATTCTCAATAGCCTGTTGCATAAATGTTTTGGTAATGGTATCAGAAATTGCCTGCTTTTGATCAGAAATAGTTGATGCGAGATTTGTTCTTGATTCGCCAAGTTCAATTGACACATACTTATTACTAATTGCATCATATATAGTTTTTATACACTTTGCTATAGCGCTAACATTTAACTCTGGAAATTCAACGCCTACTGTATCACAAAGATGTACATCTTCCAAAAGTGCATATTTAGCATACTCAGAAGATTGTGATAACTGTGCAAATGATACAGTCAATGATACAGCTGGTACTCCTATATTGTTTGCTTTCATATAAGAATTAGCTCTTGTTCTAAGCTGCTCTTGACTTGGTTTTTCCTGCCATTCCTGCGATAAATCCAGTGGATAAATCCTTGTAAAGTTATATGTACCAGATGCTTTTACAATCTTCTCATTTAACTGCACAAGACCTTCCTGCTCAGAATACCAGAACGGATAAACGCCTGTATAGACAGAACTGCAATTCTCTTCCTGTTTCAAATCAGTAAGATTCTTACCATATCTAATGCTAACGCCTCTATCCGCGCCTCTTTTATTCCAAAGTTTTACGTTGAACTTATCGAACTCATACTCTCCTCCATACACATCAAGGATTGAACCATCAACACCTCCAAGTAGTGAACGCATACTCGATGGTTTGAGAACTGTCATATTTGCAGTTGTAATTTTGTCCGTTGAAAATGAAAACGGACAATCAACCGCTGATGCGGATTTCATATTAATAAATGCATTTTGAACTGTATCGGCTGCAAATGCTGATACTGGGTATCCAGACATATCGTAACTTATATGTTCTGCATTTATTGTAACAATTCCATTAATTGGCTTTGTGATTGCATAGATTCGGAATGGTTGTGGGTCAGAATAAGGATTTGGCTTTGCCATAATGATACGCCTAAGCTGTAATTCCTTATATCTGATACCTGTGACAGGATATTCCATTTCAAGTTCGAACTCACCATTTCTTTCTTCAGTAACTTCGCAAGTAATAGCATCACTTAATGCACCTAATCCATTCGTTGTGAATGACATTTCTGTAGACTCATGAAGAGTAATCATAGTGTCCACCATTTAGGTATCACCTCCACACTTGTTATTCCACCAGAAAAAGAAATTTCGTTTTCGCCTTTTATAAGCTTCGGAAATCCGTTGCTCAACGTTACAAGTGAATTGCAATTTGTAGTACCTTTATAAGCATCCTGTAATTCACTATCAATAGTCAGATACGAGCTAATGTTCGAAATAGTGATAACATAGTCACCAATTCTCAGATTGCCCTTTCCAGAACCGTTCACTTTTATAATAGGAAGCGATTTGAATCCTGTGGGATTTCTTAATTTGCTCGTTGTTCTAACAATTACTGGAATATCTCCAGATTTAAGAAAACGCTGAGGTTTACAATCAAATGCGACTGTAATACGCCCAGCGTGCTGTAATATGTTTTCAATTGTTCCGCCACTCTTATAAGCAGCAAGTCGATAATATTCCGGCTCATATGAATCTTCCAACTTAGCATATCCAGATGCGGAATTAAGCCACTCCGAAATAAAATTTGCCATAATTGTAAAATCCTTATTTCCAGCACCAATAGCTATGTCATAACTTCTTGATACGTTCTTATATGACCCTTTATCGACATAAATATCCCCATTTCTTCCAGGAATATGTGTAACTTCATAATCCTTTTCCGGAGTTTCATATCCAGGCGGATGCTCCACTTGGATAGCGAATTCTTCTGATGAAACACCATTGTAAATAATTACGCCCATGAAGCATCCCTCCTTTCAACTTGTCTCTGAATAATGTTTGATACTTCTTCAGCAATCTCTTTAGGATTACTTCCTGTGATATTAAATGTATTTTCGAATGAATTTCCGCCATTAAAGTTTCCAACTGCATCCGAAATCTTATCCAATACACTAGAGTTATCAGTTGCTTTACTTCTTACTTCATTAATACGACTACCAGTTCTATTGGCAATATCTAATGAACCAGATAATGAATATCCATCAACGCTCTTCATCATACTAAACAACTGATTAGCACCATTTTGAATATTTGACAGATCCATCACCGGTCTTATAGTTGGTTCCGAATCGATATCCGAATCAACCAAATCTGCAATAGTTGAAAGTGTGTCAGACATTGCTCCGACGGCACCTTTTCCCATATCAACAGTAGCATCTGATACTTTTCCGGCATAGGCTTTAACACCATTGATAAATCCCTCATCAGTATACCTACCAATTTCAGCAAATACTCTTGATGGTGAATGAATGCCAAGAAAGTTCTTTACTCCATTTACAGCGCTTTTAGCCGCATTAATTGCTGAATTAGCCAAATCAGATGCTTTATCTGTAATACCACTGATAAGTCCACTAATAAGATGTTTACCGATACTTTTAAAGGAATCAATTTTATCTTCAATAACCTGTTTCGCATTCGATATCAAATCTCGTACGGTTTCTTTGAGATGAGACCGTTTATCTTTAATACCTTGAATAAGTCCTGAATTCATTATTTTAGATCCTACGGCTTTAATGTCAACAATTCCACCTGTAAGTACAAGAACCGCTGCTCTCAACAATGCTAAAAATAAATTTCTTATATCATTTGCTAATCTTGCTGAATTATTGTCAATAGCACTTGTTATTCCCTCAATAAAGCTCAACAACAAATTAACGCCAGATTGAATCACATCTGGTAATTTTTGAGCTATTCCGTTGATAAAGTTCAGCACAATATCTATAGCAGTTTGAACCACCATTCCGATATTATCTGTAATTCCTTGTAGACATGCAATCAGAATATCGAACACAGCCTGTACAATTTCTGGCGTATGCTCAGCCAAAGTTTGAAGAGTTGTAACCAACAATGTTACGAGAACTCCGACCAGTTGTGGTACCACATTTGATATCGCCGTCAGACAAGCCGTAATAATAATGACCAGCGACTCTAAAATTTGTGGCGCTGCTCCTGCTAATGCAACGCAGAACTGAGCAATTCCCTCTGCCAATTTGATCAATACTGCCGGAATCAAATCTGCCACGCCTGTAATGATGACTGCCAATGCTGCTACAAGTGCTGTCGCTCCTGCTGTTCCAGCTACTGCTATCGCAGTAAGTCCAATAGCAAGTGCCTGTAGTCCAAGTCCAGCAGCTAATAAACCTGCTCCTGTCGCAGCAACTCCGACACCTATAAGTGTAAATGCCCCTGCTAACGCTAAAATACTTGGAATAATCGGTGATAATACAGCACCAGCTACACCTATAATTGCAAATGCTCCTGCTAAAGAAACCAAACCTTTGGCTATTGCTTCCCAACTCATAGCACCTAGTATACTCAGAACTGGCGCCAGCACCGCTAACGAAGCACTTGCAATGAGTAATGCTGCTGAACCAGCTAATGTTCCGTTCATAAGATTTAACGCTATCGATAATTCCGCTAACGCTCCGCCCATAGTAACAAGACCTTTACCAATCTCTTCCCATGTGAAATTTCCCATTGTACTTAGAACATTTGACAATATCGTAAGTGCTCCGGCAACGGCAATAAGACCAACACCTGTTGATACCATATTTTTAGGCATTAAATTGACAGCTAATGTAATCTCTGCTAATGCTCCTGCCATAACGGTCAGTCCTCTGCCAATTTCATCCCACTGCATAGAACCGAAATCCTCTACAGCTGATGCCATAATTTTCATCGCGCCTGCAATAGCGATTAAAGCAATACCAGTAGATACAACATGTTTGGCATTACCTGTAAGATTTGTAAATGCCGCAATCTCTGTGAGTAATATACCGATACTTGTAAGACCTTTTCCAATCTCACTCCACTGCATAGAACCAAAATCTTTGCAAGCGGATGCTAATACTTTTATAGCAGCTGATAGCACAAGAATTCCCGTTGCTGTTGATACTGCTTTTCCACTAAATTTAGCCGTATTCAAGAATAAAGCTATTTCTGCCATTAGGACACCTACTCCAGTAAGTCCCTTGCCAAGTTCTCCCCAACTAAGTTGCGATATATCTTTGCAAGCGGATGCTAATATCTTAACAGCTGTTGCCAGGAATATAAGATTGAACGCCCCTTTTGCAATTGTCTTTTCATCTTTTGAAATAACTTTTGCAACTCCTGCCAATACACCAGAAATTACTGTAATACCGGTAAGTCCTTTCGCTATCTCATTCCAACTCAAAGATGCAATCTTTTTCAATGCTGATGCAAGAATTAACACCGAAACTGATAATCCCAGCATAATTGTAGCCGTCTTTCCAGCATTTTTAAGGTCACCACTTATCTTTGTAAAGATAGCCATAGATGTCATAAGTTCCGCAAATAATCCTGCTAATGCGGTAATAGCTGATGCTAATTTCGCAGAGTCAATAAGTGATAGAACTACTATGGCTCCAGTAAGAATTGCAATTGCACTAGCAATCTTAATCAAAGTTCCTGCTTTCAATTGTGTCTGATATGCTTCAAAGCAACCTCTAACGCTGTTAAGAATTCCCTTGATTTGGTCTGTTAGTTTCGTAACATCACTCACTGCATCTGTTATTCCTTTAAGGAATTTATTGATTCCAACCGCAATTCCAACTAATGAAATTCCGCTGAGAACATCAAACACACTTGAGAAATTGATGTCACTGATATCTTCTACAAATCCACTTGCAAGGGTTTTCATTGCTTTTGCAATACCAGTTCCAATAGTTTTAACTCCATCCCATAATGCCTGAAGTGCTTGTAAAAACTTAGAATTTTCAAGTGCTTTACCCATTGCACCAATTGCAATTTCAACACCACTTCGCATTCCATCAGCAGCTTCTCCAACTTCTGACATTCTTGTATGTACTCTTTCCAGAACAGAATGAATAACTGCAAATCCGCCGGTATCATACTTCTGCTTTATAGCATTTGCGAATCTTGTGACTGCGTCAACAGCTTTGTCAATTAAATCTGTTGCTACTGCCACGCCTGTTTTTATATATTTAATCACGGTCTGTATAGCGACATTGAATATATCTGTTTTCTTGATAGTTTCATCAAGTTTCACAAGCCAATCTCCGAAGCGTGCTGTTACCGATAAAATAGAACTTGCTAAGTCACCAGTCCCTCCTAATAGAGAACCAACGCCTTTTGCAACCGCTACGAATGCTTGTTTAACAATGTCAATTACTGCAAACAAACCTTTGAATGTTCTTTTCAAATTTTCTGAATTTGTATCGCTGAGTTTCAGATGCGCTGTCAGATTTCTTAACGCATCTGTAATGTTGTACAGTTGTTGTGCCGTCATTGGTGGGAAGATTTCGCGGAATGCTTCTTTCACAGGCTTAATAATACTAAGCACTCCCTCAAAAGCATTTCTAGCCGCTTCTATAAGTGCTGTTCTTCCTCCCAAATCTTTCCAGCCCTGCAACATACTATTTCTGGCATCTGCCGATGAATTTATAATTGCACTGAATGCATCACTCATCTCTGTGAGTAATTCTTTCGCTTCTTCAAAGTCACCAACGATAATTTCCCAACTCTGAGTCCAGCCAGACTGCGCAGCTTCTTTTAATGTGTCAAATAACTGAGTAAATGTCTTTACTTTCGTAGCGGCATCATTTGCTGTCTGACCCATTTTGATTATTGATGCTATCTGTTCATCGGTGTAGCCCATTGTTCTAAGCTGTTCTTCATTTAAGTCACCTGTGAACTTAGATAATGTCTCAGTTAAAATGTCAGATGTCAGCCAGCCTTTCTGTAAAGTTTCTCTGAATGACCCTTCATCTTTAATCATGTCATCAATAGCTATTCCGTGAACTCTTGCTGTTTCTTTTAAAGCATCCTGGAATACCTGACCACCCATACCGGCATTTACAACAGAGTTCCAGTCTTGTAATTTTACTGTTCCTGCTGCTAATGCCTGTGATAACTGATACATCGCTGTACTTGCCTGCTGTGAATTTGAACCTGATACAGCGGCAAGGTTGGCAATACCTTTAATTGCTGAAACAGAGGTATCCAAATCAACACCCGCCGCTGTAAAGGTACCAATATTACGTGTCATCTCCGTAAAATTATAAATGGTCATATCTGCATAGTGGTTTAACTCATCTAATGCATTATTAACCTGGTCAAGGGTGGTTCCCTTTGATGAAGTATTTGCTAAGATTGTCTGAACCGCATTAATCTGCGTTTCATATTCTCGAAATCCTGTTTTGATTGGATCGATAGTTAGTGCCGATACAATACTTTTACCTGCATTTACTGCCGAATTTGTAATATTTGCCAATGCCGTAATAGCCATAACCTCTAATGCTGAGAATTTAGCATTAACGGTTTCAACAGCATTTGATAATCCAGAAAGATTTATCTTACCAGAGGCTTTTTCAACACTTTCAAGTCCTTTTGTTGCTCCATCCATATTCAAGCTCTTTTTAAGTTTGTCTATAGAAGATAAGCTTGTCTGAATATTATTTTCAAACTGCTTATTGTCAAATCGCATTTCAACGACTCTTTGATCAACAGTTGTACTCATAGACTTGTAACCTCCTTCCACGCCGACTTGACAATTTCGTCAAAAATAGGCTGAATAGCAGGATTGATATAATCTCGACCCTGTACCCAGCCTCCGTTACGAGTTCCATGTCCATACTGCAAGATAATTGCAATTGGAACTCCATTTTGAATATTTGTATTATAAAATCTAATAGATACTGAACACTTCTCCTGCTTGATTTCGTAATTCCACGAATTTGCAGTTTTTCCAGTATTTCTCGGCGTAGCAGACGCAAGGGCTGCCACACCTTGACGACCATACTTATCAAGGTCGCCTATTTGTGCTACTTCTTTCACTCTTTCCAGATATCTGGTAAGCTTGTGGAAGTCGCCCTTTTGTCTGAAACTGATCATATGTATTTACCCCTACTTAACTCTAATCTTCGTACCTGCATAAATCAGATCCGGATTGCTAATGCCATTAAGACGTACAAGATTGTCAACCGTAGTGCCATTAGCAGCGGCGATTTTTGATAACACATCGCCAGACTGAATTGTGTAGTATTTCTTTTCTGCTTCACCATTTACAATTCCCTGTACCTCCGAATAACGGTCTCCTAAAACAACCTTTCTTGTATCCCCATTACCGTATTTTCCAGAAAGAACTTCATTTGCCAAATCATTAGCAGAAGCTTCATAAATATGGTTGATGAAACTCTGTACTTCATCGTATCGTGTTCCAAGATTAGCTCTTCTATCATCTCCATCTCCAAATTCGCCACTCATAGTTCTTTCAACTAATTCAAGAGTGGAACCATCTGGAGTATTAACTACTGGCTGAGGTGTTGGCTCTGGTGACATATTCTCTCCGTTTATAGCTGCATATGCTCTCCAAGAGTCAGCGTCACCATAAAACTTATCAAGGTCAAGATTTCCGTTATATCCGCTAATCTGACCAACTGAACTGTACTGTCTAATAGCACACGCATAAGCCCCCTCATTCCAAGGTGTCTCCTGGTATCCAGTTGGTGTGTAATCTGGATACTGCGCAATCCATAATCCGTAATCACCAATACCGTCAATTCTTTCCATAGCACTCTTCTGAATATAGACAAGTGGTTTTACACCAGTCTTAGAGAATACATAATCACAGAATCCTTTAACCCAATCGAAATCGTTCTTACCAAATGTTGGATTATCCTGTCCTTCCCAATCAAGACAAAGAATAGCTTCACCGACGCGATTTCCAACAACATCAAGGAAATGGTTTGCCTCTGCAACATAATCGCCTCCCTCGGCATAGTGATAACATCCGACAAGCTTTCCATTTTCTTTTGCCTGCTGATACTGTCTAACAAAATCTTTGCTGACAAATCCAGTACCCTGAGTAGCTTTCATAATTACAAAATCAGCGGCAACAGCAGATAAATCAATACCTTCCTGCCAACCGCTGATATCAATACCATTAAGTCCCATAGTATTTCCTCCTATCCTTTTGAATGAAATCTCTTTCTATTTGCAGCATTTATTGCAGCGTGCTGACGATATAGTTCCTGCTGACTCATTTTCTTTTTAGGTTGATTCTTCTCATTGAATACCCTTATCAAAGTAAGCAATCTGTTCAAATGCCATTTCTGACATTCCATAGGAATATTGAAACTAATCATCCAGTAATAAATAAGTTCCGCTGTAATCTGCTCTCGATTTGTTGTTACTTTCTTTTTTGTTTCAGTGAACCAAGTAGCAGTCATTGGTAACGCAATATACCTGTTCACTTCTTCTATGTTTGCTATTGTTAAATAGTTGTAGCAATCGTCTGGTACATTCTGCGTAATGGTCATACATCGCACATAGTCAATAATTTCCGCAGTGGTTTTCTCTTTTTTATTTATAAAAGGCTTATTCCACTTAGCTTCCCATTTAGCAACTGAAACCAAAGAATGCTCTAACTGTATTTTTTGTTCCTTTGTATGGATGAACTGTTCATTCTTTTCATCCCATAATTCAACTGAAGGTATTACAATATTAAGCATCTGTACACCTCCCAAATGAATTTACTGTGCCGTTCCCGAAACAACTGTTAAATTCTTATTCTCTGCTGCCGACTGTGCTGCGTCATCCTTAATCTGTGGAATGATTGCATTAATGAAATCAGAAGCAGCATTAACATCTCCAGATAAGAATAATCTCTGAAACAGCACGTCATATGCCGGTGATTCTGTGAACGCTTTACTGATTTCTTCCCCTTTTTCAAGTCTTCTTCCATCTGCCGACTTGATGCCGTATGCAGATAAAATAATTTTCTTAAATGAAGCCATAATTTCCGGAACATTCTTAGCATTTACAATTCCCATGAGATACTCTGCGAGACCACCAGGCATACTTACCTCTAACTCCGTAATCTCTGTTTTGCTAAGGTTGAAATAATGGTCTTCTGTTCTTTCTGTTCCATTGAAATCAACATAAGTAATAGTTTCTTTATGCATTTTGAATTTCTCCTTTCAAATAAAAAGCGACGCCAGCCGAACTGAATACGTCACATAGACTGAATATTTAATTAACCTTCTGTTGTCATCATGGAAATGATTTCATCAGGCATTGGAAGTCTTGGCTCAGTTGATCCAGAACTATCTGTTCCATAAAGAATACCTTCCAGCTTCTGAAGCTTTGTGGCATCTACCTTTGTTGAATCGAATGTCATTGTTGCTGTTGCTTTAAGCTTCTTGCCCTTAACAGCCGCAGTAACTTTAACAGGTGTCGCACTGTATTCCCAGGACATAGCCAATGGCTCTGGACTCTCATTTACAGATGAATTTTGTTTCTCTGATGGAGAAGCAAGACAACCCCATACTAAGTGAAGCTTATAGCCATGGTCATTTGACTCTGTATCATTTCCGAGAATAGTCTTATATGCAAGACCGAACTTCTTACGGTTCTGCTGACCTGCATATACTCCCGGTGCAACCTCTACAGAACCATCACATTCTGCAAACTCATCCGGAGCCATGTATGCTTCGATAGTTCCTCCAGCTGTTTCAGCAGACATAAGATTGAGATACTCGATGTTATCTGCATAAATCTTATTTGACTCTGCTCCTCCAGGACTGTCTGTAATAGAACTTACACCATTCCAAGCAACACCCTTTGTGTAGCCATTTGTCTGAAATGGGTAAAGAGCGACTTCACTGACACCAGTTTCAAACAATCGCTCACCTTCATTATCCCATGTAAGTTTTGACATGTTGATTTCCTCCTAATAATAAATTTCATATACTGTATGATTCAAATTATCCTTGGTATAGGCTGTATTGAACCTGCACATTGGTAACTCAGATACTTTGTCTACTATGTCGCTATCCGGATTACTATCTATAACTGTCACCGAATAACGATTTGAAGACAAATAAACCCTGTCATCGGCGTGCCTCTTATCTTTTCCATTAAGGGCATACACAATGGCAGGGTATTTCATACTAACAGATGCTGGCGGCTGAAAATAAGCTCGACATTCTTTTCCTCTCTCTGGGCAATCTAATATGCCGCAAAGAATACTATGCAGTTTAAGTCGTCTGCTCATTATAAACACCTCCAACTGTCAGAATTAATCGTGGATACTGAACTTCTACGCTCGTAATTTTCCACTTAGCTCCCATAAATACGATATATCGCATATTCTGGAAATTCTCATAAGCAAACGGGTCAGCAATAATACTAAACTCATTTGAAATATTAAGGTTATCATTAAGTGATGTTCCAGTTTCGTGCTGAGCCTTACTCCTATTAACATCACCATAATGATTATGCTCTACAATATGGTCTGTCCATACACCGGGAGCTGTTTCTTCTGATACGGAATAACCAATTGCTCCAAAAAATTTACTCATTTTGAAATTTCCTTTCTAAGATTTATCTTAGCCTGCTAAGTCGCCAGTCTGCTGACCCTTAGTATCTGTGACATCTTCCTCAATAGCAATTGCTGAGTAGACTCTTGTAAGAGCTCCAGAGCAGCGTGTCTCAAGAAGTGATTTCTCCTGGTTGAAGTCGATATCGAACTGAGTGAAGTGTGTGATTTCTCCACCCTTTGTTGCTCCGAGAGAATAATCCTGAAGATTTACGACAAGAGCGATAAGCTTCTTTGTCTTTCCATCTGAAGTCTTTCTTGTCTTGTTAGCGAACTGCTCGGCTGTATTGATGCTGCCAACATTTAACGCTGTAGCAAGCTCAGCCTTAGAAGAGTAGATTCTTCTACCGTTCAAATCTCTTGCAAGAAGCATTACATTTGCCATATGCGGTGTGCAGTATAAGTCTGGTGTACCAGTTCCCTTATAGTTCTCTCTTGCATAAAGTAATGTCTGTACCATTGCTTCAGCGTACACATAGTTATCACCGAAGTTTGCTCCTGTATTTGTTCCCTGAAGCTCAGCCTTCATAGTTGTAATATCGAGATCGGTATGAATTGTGTAAAGGTCGTCATCAAGCCAGATTGGTCTGATATGCTCTGGGAAGATTTTATCCTCTGCACCATCATCACGACCGTCACCAATCATAATTGCCTTAGCGAGCTCCTCGTTAAGGCTCATACGATCAATGCTGTACAGATATGCAACATAATCGAAATCAGTGATGTCAACAATGTCATCTCTGTTAAGTGCATTCCTTACATAAATAGTCTGTGGGTCTGTTGTTCTTCTTACAAGATTGAAGTTTCCTGCTAACTTCTTCTGCTTTCCTTTCTGGTAGCCATGAGCTTTAAGAGTGTCAATATTTCTGATATCAGCCTGTGTTGTTCTGATTCTTGACATAGGTGACTTATGTACCTTAGAAATAACAGTGCTAATCCAACCCTGATCATTAGTAATAAGCTCCGGTGCACCAGGTCTTACCTCTGCATACTCTGGGAAGAGCTTAGAAAGGTCTCCTGTTGCAACGCCACTGCTAGTTGCATCGTGCTGAAGTGCATTCTCCTCTGCATACATCTGTAATGCATTCTTAAAAGTACCAACAGTTCTCATCTTTGCTGTCTCAAGGATAGCCACCTGGTCAGCATGAGAAAGTGTGTTATCCTGTGCCTGTGCACCGTTCTCAAATACGTTATGTTTCATCGCCATTTTATCATTTCCTCCTTCATTATCATCTGAGTCGTCATTGTTTTCATTATCTTCCATAATTGTCCCGATAACGGCATATACAGCAGTCTTCTGCTTTTCTGTAAGTGAGTCAAAGACATCTTCTACAGTCTCATCATCTTCGGACTTTTCTTTTTTCTTATCTTCCGAATTCTTAGTTTTCTCTTCGTCATCTGTTTTGTCATCAGAGTGCATAAATACTGTTACGCCCTCATCATAACAAGCGATAATCCCGGAACCATCTTCTCCATGAGCAATTACATCATCAATAAAAGCTCCAGGATTAGCTCCAGCAAGTACAAGACTAACCTCTCTAATTAATCCATGAATTACATCTGAACCTTTCTGCATTAACTGGTTTGCAAAGATTGAAAGTGACTTTACATCGCCATGCTGTACCAGCTCTTTTGCTGTCCTGCCATTATCTGTGTCATTAAATTCGCAATACGCATACACACCATCTTTACGATTTTCAAGATGTGCTAATCCAAGTACATCATTGACATCATCGTGATTGTGATTCCATACTAATGGCACGGTCTGTCCATTCTGTGCTTTAAAAGCATCTTTTTTAATTACACGACCATCACTACAAGTAAGGTCATTTCGTGTGGCATAGCCACCAAAATCATACTTCATTTTGAATTTCTCCTCCTATATCTTGATTTTCATCATCAGTCTGAGTTGCGATTCCAGAATCAGATTGTGATATGTTACTATTTCTCAATTCATCCGCCTTAGGGTCATCAGATGGTTTCCATCCAATTACCTGACGCATTTCATTTGATGATGCTACTTCATTTCTTGTAAACTTGTCTGTTATTTCAGCAATTTCACTGATTGGTACAAGTTTAAATGGGTCTCTAAAGAACTTGATCGATTTGTTCTTTGTACGGGCGGTCTTTGTAAGGAACTTGCGTTTCATTTCATCAACAATCGCTGACAAAATTGGTTCTATTGTCCTATTGTAGTAATTAAGCATTGTCTTCTCGTCAGCTGTTCCATCTAATATGCTCTGAGTGATACCTAACTGGCTATATAGCATACTCGTCAAATATTCAATCTGCTTCATCAGATTATTCTCAACCGAACGATTTAACTGTGTAACATGCTCCGTTCCATCAATATACGCAATTCCATACTTTGAGCCGGATAACTGTTCTGCTATATCTTTCCTTCGAAGTTCAGCCTGCTTTCTTCTTGCATCTGATTTGATAACATATGGTAGCTGGATAATTAAATCCAATTTTCCGGAACTGCTCTGTTCATCAACAGCATCCAAAAGATTCAACTTTCGAACCAATCTCTGCATTGTAGAATTCGGTTCATTAATAACGGCATAAAGCGGGTTTTCAATAATTGCTACGTTTCTCTTTGGCATAGTAATTGTCTGCCTTACACCTGTCTGTTCGTTATATACCTCCAACTTTACATGCTGTGGATACCAGTCAACCACTTTTCCTACTCGCATTGACGTTATATCAAATCCGTTAGATATATCTGGGTCAATTGTAGTGTCAACAGGTACTATCGCTACAACACCTTCATCCATCATTGACATAACTACATCCTGTATGAATGCTCTTCCTGTCTGGTCAAGATTTGCCTCTAATGATAAGCAATCATTAAGTCCAGATTTTATAACATTTAAAAACCGCCCTTCATCATCCAACTGAACATGCTGAATGTTAATGGCGGCTACATCTAAAGCTATTCGATTGTAAACAGAGGTCACGATAGAACGCTCATTTCCTCTTGTGAGCCTAAATCTGTCTGGTCGATATGCATATCCACCACCTATACCATACTGATAATTGGCAGTGGGGGCTCGATTCAGAAATGCATTCCAGGCGTGTTTCAGTCTGGAGCCAACTGTTAATTCCATTTTGAATTTTTCCTCCTTATTCAAACATATCTCGATTGAGCTTATATGCAACATATGCATCCATCATAGCTGCCACTGCATCAATTTTCTGATCATATCTTTTCTTTAACAATTTACGGTTTCCGTTAGTATCCTCTAAAGTAATACAGTTTCCCATCGTAAATGTCATAAGCTCTTCATCGAACAGAAGCATTCTATCTTCTGATAATTTCTTTAATTCTCCAAGTGGAACTGATTCTGTCTTAGCTCCCTGGATTACTTTTTCTACACCAAATACACCATTTTCCTGTACCCAACGTTCTACGAAATCTTTTGCGTTATATGGGTCGTACCCAAAACACCTTACATCGTAACCACTTTCAATAATGTAGTTGTCCAAATCTTCATATACATCCATCATATCCAGAACAGTTCCTTCCATAACAATAAGACTACCTTCTTTAATGAACTCTTCATACTTCAATCTCATTGCAGACTGTAATTTCATTAATGTTCTCTGTGTTATGTAATTTCGTGTCTTTACACCAAATGCACCATTAGATAATGGAAACAGAAACGTAAATGCACAGAAGTCATCTCCCTGTGATAGATCTCCACCTAAAGAGCATGGCAACTGCCAAAAATCTCTTTTTCGATGTGGCAGAGTTTCTTCATATGTGAAGTAATACGTATAACCTTCCATCGGCAGACCAAATCGTTTTGCAAGTATATCATTTCTTGCTGCTGGGGCTTTTTCTGCTCTTTCAACATCAAGCTGATATGTTTCATAACTGACTGTTTTTCCTAAATTTGGATTAGCCTTCAACCACATATCTGGATTTGAAACTTCTTCGACAGAATCAAGTTTGTACCACCAGATAGAAACATGAGGGTTAATATATTCGCCTTTTAGGATGTCCTGCAATTCCATTTTGATTGTATCGCCAGCTCCGTTACGGACTGTACCTTCAGAGCTAATAGCAACAATCAAATAATCGTCTACCTTTGACGCACCCTGCTCAATAGCACCGATTACGTCTTCTCTGATATCTCCGGATAACCATTCGTCAACAGTTGCAACCTTGAGCTGCAATCCCTGTAACTTATCTATCCTCATCGGACGAATTTCCAATAACGAACCGGTAAGAAAATTTTCTATTCCTTTCTTGGTCGATGCCAATTTAACTCTATTGGCTTTTGAACCGCTGGTGTTCATTATTGAGCCATCTGTAAGAAATTTATAGAATGGTCCTCTTGAACGCGTAATAGCTGTACGAATAGGTGATAAGACTTCTTCTGCCTGTTTCATTGTTGGTGCAGTTGTAATCTGGTGTGTTGTCGTGATATCGACATTAAGAAAATAGTTCTGTAAACAAGAACCATACATAGATTTTGCGGCACCTCGTGCTACTATGAGGTACTGCTTGTTAATAAGCCTCTTTCTGATATGCTTTTTAACATAATGCCCACCATGACCGTCTTCCGACGGTTCATAGACACTTCTTTCAACAAAATAATACCAACCAAAAATTTGTTCAGACCATACTTTAAATGAATCAAGAAGATTCAGATCTGAACCATCGGTAAGCGTTAATTCATTTTCGCAGTATAAGATAAATCCTTCAACTGCTTTATCATCGTAATATACTCCAGGATTTGCAATAAGGTCATCAATACGGTTCATCTCCATAGAGATTTCCTTATTTACTGGTATCTCACCTCGAATAACGGCATCACGAAACATGCCGTAATATTTCGGGACGGCTGTGTTTGATAATGCCATATCTTACTCCTTATTTACCTCGCAATTCTTTAATGCTTAATGCGATACCAAGAGCAGAACCTGTTACCACCAGTACATCACCTGCTACTGATAATACATTCGTAACACATTCTCGTCCCTTAGATATCTTCGGCTCTTCAACTTCCGAAAATAATTTTTGGTATTGCTGCTCAAGTAACTCTCTGTTGATTCTGTCTCGCATTTCTTTATCAGACATATTCGATAAATCCATACTTTTTCGCTTAGATTTCGGTCGCGTTTCGCTTTCCATTGATTTTAACTGGCGAACCATAGACGAACTGGTGTCAACGATTTTTTTACTTCGTTCTAAATCTTCTCTAGCCCATCTATTAGGATCCGGATGACTTGTATCAATTCTGTTATCTTTTTTCTTTGCGAGATTATCTCTTATATCTCTGTCATATCGCTTTTTGCCCTGAGGTGTTAAAGAACCATCTTTGTTCTGATAACGGCGAACACCCCATCTCATACCTTTGATACCGTGGTGTTCTAATTCATTATTCATTTTGAATATTCACCTCCCTATCTCTTTACAAATGAAAAGAGACTATGTTTCCATAGTCCCTCATAGTAATCAAATATTTACTTTTTTAAAATCTGTTTTGCTAATTTTTCAGTTAAAACGATATCCGGATGTTTACGCATATATACCAAAATTGGTTCAAAAGTTTTGTCTGATAACATCTGACTACATAAGAAATATTCGTTATTTCCTGTTAATGATAAAACTGTTTTTACAAATGGTATGTGCTTTATGATATTGTAAGTTACACGTTTCATTTTTAGTCCTTCTTTCTCGGAATATTAATAATCGTAATAATTATTTAAAATTTCCGTGTTACTAAGATTAGATTTTGGATGCTTCTTTCTATATTCATTTACAATTTGTGTCTCTTTTTTCTTTGTCTGAGTATCAGAAACTTTTTTAATGCCCATTACATAAGCCGCTCCAGCTGCAATCGCAGGTGCATAAGCCCTAGTCGATAAATCGGTCATTCCAATTTTGTAATTCTTTTCAATCTCCTGTTTTCCAACCTCACTGATTTTATCAACAGTAGCTTTATCTGCCATATTAAATCCTATCACAGGCTTACTACTTTTGTATCCGCTATATTTTTTATCGTTTATATCTATTATAGCATCATACCCTTTGCTTTTCAATTTATCATAAAAGCCTTTATTGATACTTGATGATGTCGGTAATTGATGATCTACAAGGGTTAAATTTAATGCATTATAGACATCAGCATCTATTTTACCTTTTGATAACTTTGTAGCCGCTTTAGATATGAGATCATTTTGCGATTTTAATGCATATCTATTTTTTGAAGACTCTAAGTGTTTGCTTAGCTGTTCTGCATATTGCTTGTCTCCGTTCACTAATTCACTCAATGCCCGAGTAGCTGATTTTTCAGATGCGACCTTTATAGTCTTATTAATTCCAATTTGAGTATCGTAAACTTTATTGGTTCCATATGATGATAAAGCCTTTCCATAGATGCCTTTATATTTAGCTTGATCCATTTTTGTTTGCGAAAAGTAGAAAGCATCCTCAATGCCTTTATTGCTATTCATTGATATATTATGAATTTTAGTGCCAGGTTTTATTATTTTGTCTACAGTTTTATCATAATGCTTGTATGCAACATATGCAGTTATAGCCGCTACTGTCATTCCAGAAATTGCTGCTATAGCTTTTTCTGTTTTGACTCGTTTATATGCAGCAATAGCAGCCTCTTCCTCTGTCATACCACTCTGCTTATACTGTTTTTCAAGTGTTAAACGTCTTTTACTCTTTTTTGTCTCATCATTAAGTTTACTCTTTATTTTCTCGTTTTTCACTTGCCTATTAGCATATTTTAACTTACTATTTGCTTTTGTAAAAGCCTCAGCATCTTTCTTTGAATATGTACGATTATATTGTGCAGATGCCTTTCGTGCTGAGGCTTTAGCTTTTTGTTTCTTTGTAACGGCGTCTTCAATGTCAACATTGTATCTTTTCTTCCCTGCATTTTTTAAAGAGCCATCTTTGTTTTGAAAACGACGAACACCCCATCTCATACCTTTAATTCCGTGGTGAGAAAGGGACGCATCGGATTCAGTCTGAGTTGCTGTTACCATCTTCCGTCACCTCCTGATTTTCAGCCATTGTTTTCAACCGCCACTCGTATTCGTTTACTTGGGTTTTATAGCATTCTAATACAGCAGAGCTCATCGGTGGATCGAACAATAATCGAACTTTTAATACCATATAGGATTTTACAAGCTGATAAATTCCACTATCCTGTATAAAATCTGTCCATACAGGAGTTTTATCTTCAATCATAAATCCATTATCAGGACCTACCCCAATCTGTGTCAAAATTGTGAATACAGAATTAATGTGTGTAATAATGTCTAAATCAAATGCGTCATACTCTTCTGACAAACCTAACATTTTTTTCACAGATGTTAATATACTGTCATTCATTCTCTCTGCTGCCATATAGTCACTCCTTTTCAGCTCGAGTAACCCGAATGAACTCAGCCATATCGCTTACTTTACCACTTTCTTTCACAATTCCACGAAATTCAACCACTTCTTCGGAGAGGCTGACAAAATATCTTTTTCCTTGATATTCCACAATATCTCCGAAGTAGTTGATATCCATTTCTGGTCGTGAAGCATATGCAAGAACATTAATTTTTGTTGTTCGATTCATTATCTTTTCCTTTCTCTATCCATCTTCACATCAATTGCTTTCTGCATATCTTCTGGTGAGATATTAAAAATGGACTCCAGAAGTTTCAAGCAAATATAAGCATCTGCCATCTCTTCTATGAGTCCAATTCTGTCACCATAACCTCTAATTTGTTTGCTAACCTGCTGTGTGAGTTCTGCAAATTCCTCCATAGCAATAGTGCAATTCAATTTCCAAGGTCTCTTATTTATGCTATTTCGTATAGCTCGCCTTCTCTCTTTATCAGAAAGTTCAATATTACTATTTAAACCTTGAATAAATCTAGTTCTATTCATTCTCCAGCTCCTCTCTGAACATTAGCTTTCTTTAATTGCTCCGCAGCCTCTTTTCTTGCGTCATATTTGAAAATATCAATCTCTTCAAACTTATTATCTTTCTCTGCAAAGAAGCGGTTAATCTTAACCTTTTCTCCATTTGGAGTAATCACATAGAATACGCCAACGGTATCAAAGTCCCCATTTTCTGTGTCATATAAGAAATCCTCACAATATACATAGAATGGTTTTGTTGACGGCATATATGGCATAGTGATAGGAAACATCTCGTCCATAATCTTATCAATTAATCCGCTATGATAAGTATTGTTCGGGTTATTGATACTCACACATACAGCTCTTGCTACATCGTTGTAACTAATTAAGCCATCTTCTTTGATATGCTTAAACAAAGAACTCATTCGTTTGCACTGAATTGATTTCTCTCCATTTTTCTCAAAACTAGCACCGGCATCCCAAATATCATCAGTATCTACAATTGGTGTTAATGGCTTTCCTGCAATTAAGCGGTTAAGAATATTTCTAGTAATTCCAATACTCATACCACTATGTTCATCCTCCATAAGACTGTCAAATGCCTTTAATGCACTTCTGTAGCAAGCACATCCATCGCCATCATCACCAGATTTCTCATGTTCGCAAGCCAGCTCCACCTCATTTTCAGCCCATAAATCCATAGAGGTCTTTTCTCTGCAAGAATATAAAGACACATTCCTGTCATCGATATAAATATTTGCAAATATCTTTCTGGTATCTCCACCAAACTCAGTAATAATTTCTGGAAGATTCTCATTAACAGCGTCAAAGACAAGCCCTTTCTCTGAACACCAGTCAACAGCCGCCTTTGTCTGTTTCTCGTTTCTACAAGTCCAAAGAATAACCTTATCACCATTTAACTGACAATTCATAAGGAAATCAATAAGTTCCATATTTGGCTCGCCGATATCAGGGTATTTGTTCTCACATAAAGTTCCATCAAAATCTACTGCAATAATATTATTTTCCATTGTATTCGTCTCCTTTAAATAAAAATAACCCACAAGCCTATAAAAGACTCATGGGGTCACATATACTATATTTTTTTCTATTCTAATCTTTCAATATCTTCATATTTGATTTCTACTGTATCCCAATCCTGACCAGGTAAATCCACATCAGCAATATATGCGACACCTTCTTCTAGGATTTCAACAATCGAAGCTTTTCTTCCATCTTTTAATATAACCCTATCATACAGATTTATTTTCATTCTGAAGCCTCCTTCTTTGTAACATATGCACTTGTTAATTTAATACCGTCATTACCGTCATCTATCCAAGCTGTAAGAACATTTGCTTCTTTTTCATTAGGACCTTTTAATTTCATGATTTGTTGGTACCTCATTCCGTATCCGCCATCGCCACGCTCTTCTAATTTAGTAACATCAAAATGTTCATTGATACTATTAATTAACTCGTCAGCGTTATCTTTCGTATATCCCAATGCCGACTTAAACGCTCTTGCTTTATTCGGTGCTTTATCTGGATTAAGTGCATATTCTGTAAATTTTTCTCTAGGTATTTTTGTTGTTTTTATTGTACCATGTTTCTGCACAGTTGCAACTCGTCCGTTATCTTTTATAGGATATGGCGGACCATTTCTAACACCCCACTTCATTCCTTTTACACCACTATGCTCAACTTCCAAACTATCCAGTCTATTCTTTATCTTATCAAGAATATCCTCAACAGTTTCTCTGGTTCTAGGCGCAAGTTTCATGAATTCAGAATGTTCGGCGTACCAGTTAAATATTTCATACAAATTTCCTTTAGCCCAACTAAAAGCCCACCAATCACAAATCATCTCCACAATATAATCGTATGGCATTTCAAGAATAGTCTCTAATTCTCCATTTTCCATATCGTCATGAATAAGTATCCAATACTGCCAGTGATGTGGGTTTCTATGAATATGTATCAGCCATGCTTTTTCATAATCCTGGACGACTTTATAAGACCTGTTATTTCCATAGAAATATTCATCGTATGCATTATACTCGTCTTCTTCATCCTTCGACTTATCGTGAGCAAACTCAATCTGCCAGGCTGCATCTGAAATATTATTCGTAACATCTGGTAAATTTTCACATAGCCAGTCAAATCCTCTTTTAACATTAGCCCTGTGATTTGCTAAATATTGGTCATACTGGAAACTCATTTCTTCACCGCCTTTTTCGTGATTAACTTTACAAACAGTTCCTTGGCTTCTGGACCATCGATCGCATTAACAATATCAACAGATTTATTCGGCAACTGTCTTCCAACACACAGTACACCTTTATTGGTCTTATCATCATAATCAATACTTACTAAAACTGTATCTCTCATTGAGTATCCTCCTTTCGGTACTTACTATAGTTAAAACAAGTTAAACACCTCGGGCATGATGAGCCTATACGCAGCACACCTTCATTTTTCCTACTGCATTCGTCATAAAAAATACTTGAATCATACATTTTATCTGGTGTTGTTATAGCTACATGTGTATATCCTTCTTGTTTTCGTTTTTCTAAATATGCAATTACCTTTTCTATTTCTGTACCTTTATTCATTCTTCTCCTTCCAATTTACAGGTCTTTCTGATTGAGTATTGCAGCCATGATCTAAACACTCACAACAAGGGTCACATTTCTCGTCAAAGTCTTTATGCTCACAGGTCTTGCAATATTTTTCAAAATCAACTTCAAAATATAAATTCTCCATAAAGCGCCTATCCTTTATATGGTATCTGTTCTACATCTCCGCCAGGAGTAGTGACTGATTGCATAAGCTGTCCGGTTGCTTCGTCGAAATATATATTGTCCATGAGTCATTTGCAAATCCCATCTTGTCAGCGATTTCATTCAAACTGTAACCTTTTTCTCTAAGGTCTTTGGCTGTTGCAACCTGCACTGCTCTTCTTTCATCTTTAGCAAGACTCATTTGTGTTCTAAGCTGAGTTGTTGTAAGCCCCATAGTCTTAGCAATATCTGTTTCACTCATACCAGACTTTTTCAAAGACTGCACACGACTCAGAAAGTCTCCACTATGCTGATAAGGGTTATCTCCAGAACCCCATGGATATCGACCAGATCTTCTGGCAACACCGTAATGCATAAGCATATCATCTGAAATTTGAGATAATACTTTAGCTATTCGATTCATCGATTAACCCTCCTGTTCTTTTATTTTTCTTATAACCTTATCGAAGGTAATAATTTTATCCATAATTGGAATGATATCTTCTGCTGTTGGATTATGATACAGAACTTCGTTGTTCTGATAGATTCTTAATTCCATATCAATATCAGCAGGTTTTACTTTATATTCCAAACAAAAAAGAGCGGCATAAATCATAAGCTGCTCCATGTGTGCTGGAATTACGCCTGTCTTCAAATCATGAATTCTAAGTAATCCAGACCTGTATGAAATTGAGTCTGCTGTTCCAAAACAGTTTTCAGAATAAAATAATGTCTGCTCAGGTGTCATCTTATAACCAATGGCATCATTAACATACATATTCAAAGTCTTTTGTGATTTTGGTAATTTCTGTCCCAAAGAAATACACTGTGCAGCAAATGCATGCAGTACAGTCCCTTTCTGAGTAGCAAGAAATTTTGAATAGGCATCGGCAACTTTATCTTCGCTGTAATTAATCCAATGATATTTACTAGCTCCTAAGAAAGCGTGTTGCCCCTCAAGATTGGAATGATTGTTGAAGTTCATATAGCACTTCCTCCTTGTTCTCTGGACAAATAAAACGAGAAAAAGACATCCTGTTCATTTGATCCACATAATATTCTTGATTAGGCTGTTTATTAGCCGACGCGCTTTTTTTACATTCCAAAGAAGCCCACTTATCATTATAAAGAATTAGCAGGTCTGGAATACCTTGAATATAACTCGCATCATTCTTCATAACGATGCATCCAGGAAAAAGTTTTTTAAGCTCTTTAATTAAATTAGCCTGGAATTTGTTTTCTAACATTTTGTAAGCTCCTTTCACAAATATCAAAAGAGAAAGTGAATGCTGTTAAAAACGCATATTTTACCTCTCTCCTCATAAAAGAGAATGTATTTTTCGCGCGCAAAAAAAAAGCATAAAAAAACAGAGACACAATTAAGCATCTCTGTCTCCAAAAATATATTTAGCTGTTATTTCTCAGATACCTTATCAGTATCCATATCAACCAAAGACCTCCTGTGCAAATTGTCAACACCAAATCCAAAATTAATCCAGCGGTACTACGCTTCTTTTTGTTCTTGCTCATCGTTAAAATCTCCTTTCTTAAATATGTGACCGATTGTGTTTCTTGCCTTATCAGTTACTTCTGAAACTTTTTCTTTTCTGTGGTCTCTACGTTCCTGTTTCTCTATTGCTTTCTGTTCTTTAAGTTCAGCTTTGGCTTTTTCTTCATCTTCAAAAATTTTTATACTAGCATCAATCACTTCTTGAGTTATGTATCTAACTTTTATGATACTTTCAAGTTCAACTCTTTTTCCTTGTTTAGGACTTGTTCCTACAACTTGATTATTAATGCAGTCTTTATATTTTGAATTTGCGTCCTTTAATTGTAAGGGAACTGTCGCCGTTATAAATTTTTTATCTTCTAATAACGATACAACAGTCTCTACATCCAAAGGAAAATCTGGCTGACACATATCCGGAATTGTTATTTTACCATCTTTACTATTCTTTATTTGATAGTCAAGTTTATTAACTATAGCATTTACAAATTCTTTAATGTAAGGCTGAATTAGATTACTGAATATTATTCCGCCAACAGCACCTATTGCTCCTCCAGCTTCTATTTTTTTCTTACCGCCGACTTGTTTGTTATTTTTATTATCCATAACACTTGCTCCTCCATATATCCAGAATATCAATATGGAAACGCAAAATAAAAAGTGCGCCCCATTTGAGAGACGCACCGAAAAAGGCATCTCCCATTGTTGCCACACAATCTTGCTTTTCGTCTAAGGGTACAAGTAAAGAGAGATTACACTTTTTACCAAAGTCATTCCCTTAAACGTTTAGCAATATATGATTGTGTGGCTCTTAAATTATACCATAGCCGAAACTAAATTTAAAGTCGCTCCTTGAGCTGGAACTACCTTCTTGGACAAAAACCCAAAAATTTTTGCTAATTATATATATTTATTAAACTTTTTCTTCGCATTAAAGTTGAAAAAAAAGTGGGTTTTTGACCAAAGTTGGATATCCAAGAACTCGGAACCCGCATAAATACTGGGTTTACAGGCATTCGGTCTATGGACAAAAACGTTTTAAAAAGTGGGCAGAAAACCCAAATTTTTGACCAAAGTTGGATATCCACTAAATATTTTTCGCACTTTTGCCCAAATTTTTCAGTCTCTGCCCGTTTTTATTTTCCCAAAAGTGGGCAGAAAATGACCAAAAATGATTAAATGGATATCCAAGAATTTAGCCAATTTTTATCAATTTACCCAGTATGTCTCAGCAAATTATGTTGCATTCTTAGTCCTCTTCTCAGAATTTCAGCCTTTGGCATACCATATTCAGTCGATAATTCATCCAAAATAGACTCCTCACAGTCTGACAAACGCAATCTATACTGCTTATTTTTCACTTCTCCGTCGTCTCTAGGCGGTCTTCCACGCTTATTCACCTGTAAATTCACCTCCAAATCTTAAAAATTTCTTCTGTGATACGGCATATTTCTGCGGAATATTGGAATATATGTATACTCTGCACGAACGTAAAAGTCCCTATGACATCGATAATCTGTTACCTTTATAGGCTTTCCAGGCTCAACGACTTTAGATAAGCTTCCGAAAAGTTCCCTTAATCGTTCGGCAAATTCCCTCATAATCTCCTTAACTCTTTCCCACACATCACATAATGCCTGTAAAATGTCATCATATTCCATATCCATTATAAAGCCTCCTTTACATCATAAATACGACTTAATGACACTTTGGTGATTTTTCCATCTTTTTGAACCATTGCGTAACCTACGCTCAAAAATCCAGCTCCAATCTGCAATAATTCATAAGTATCAGTATTTAATTTACTACAATCATCGACCACGTTACACATTTCCTGAGTAGCTAAACAAGCGGAACAGGTCGAGTGATCTGGTCTTACTTTACATATTTTCATATAGTTAGTTACCTCCAAATTTTACCTGTTTTACAGTCTTTTATAGCAATTCTTCCTTCAATATGAAATCCAGCCAACTCACATATAGTAAATATAGTATTTAAAAGCTTGTGAAAACGTTCTTCATCTTCTGGTGATGTTTTGTTTTCTACAGGTGTTTTCTCTACATTATTTATTGCACTATACGCAGTTGGGTCCGGATAACCTTCTGGATTTCTGTAACCGAACCCACTAATCATACGCATTTACTTCTCCTTAGCCTATTATTTCTTGTCCTTCTTTTCTTTGTCCAACACATTCATGAGGTTCTCAAAATTGATGTTTGAACCTCTTTCGATCATAGCTTTCGCGATTTTACCAAGCGTCTCCATCTTTGACTCATACTCAAAACTTTCTAAAATTCTAGTTGTAAGTGTGTATACCAAAATAAACACCACAAACAACAGTATTAAAATAGGTAGTAACTCGTTAATTGTCATCTTTCATTTCCTCCGTTTTCTTATCGATTAAATTTTTCCATTTACACTTCTTGTTTGTGCCATCGCCATGAATATCATAACAATCCTCAATATTACAGCCGATGCATTCGTCGATTTCGCCACATTCATTTCTACTTGGCTCGAAGAATATATAATGAATAAAATTCCACCATATTATCAATCCAATGCTGAATGACGGTATTACTACAAATACAATAAGCAGTGCTGTACAAACACTAAAAATTTTTGCTAACATTCCGCATCCCCCTGTTGAACATTTTTTCTATGTAATGAATTTAGGAACTCTTTTACAGCCTCTTCTGAGTTGTTATCAATAACGACTGTTGTGTTTACTGGCTGTACACTTTTGGCAATACTCTTCAAACTCGCATCTATAGACTTTAGAGTTTTTAAAATATCAGTATCATACTTATCATGTGTCATATTGTTTCGTTCTCCTTTCCGTTATGCCATAATTTCTTATCTGATAAATCCCACTCAAGAGTTGCTCCGCATAATGGACACTTTTCATCAATCTTCTTAGCTGAGTGCTGTACCTCTCGCCCGCAAACGCAATATCCATAAATTACAGAACTGACATGAGACTTCCAGTAGTCTTTTACTATAACTGTCAAAATATCACTCCTTACCCATAAGACTTCCTCTATATTTCATAAAATCGTCAAGTTCTTTTTCTGTAGCTTTCCGCTTATTACATCCATCTACGCAAGTATCACAGGAAATCCAACTTGTAAGCATAGCCATATCGCATCCATCACACGGATCTGGCTTCTTATGAAATATCTTTCTTAACCACTTCGGCATTATACTTATCATTCCACGCCTCCAGTAATCAGCTCAGAATACGGAAGCTCTTCAATCCACTTGCAGAAGTTCCTCCATTCGTCCAGCTTATGATTCTTACGAGATTTATAAATATTTACCAGCACCTCATAATTCATCATAACGTTGCGCGTCTGGTTATAACTGCTCGGAAGAAGCTGAATTATCTGCCACCAAATATCCTTGTCATGATTCTCTAAAAAGCTCTGTCTGAAAAGATTCAAATACCCAATAGTTGTTTCAAGGCATGTTTCAGAAGCAATGTCCATATGTTCGTGAGAGAAATCCTCCAGTTTAAATTCCTTAGCTTGGATTTTATGCATGGTACTACAACTGTTAGCAACAGTACCAACTTTGTATGTATCAAATTCTTTCCACCAATATAAAGGTGCAGTAATTCTAACATACACAGGCATCATTCGCATAAATTTTCTGTGTTCTGTGCCTGCATAGGAGAGACACTGCATGAGTGAGTGGTCATTTTTGCCCAATTTAAACCACTCAGCTAAATCGGTCTCATCAATTTCACATCCCAAATACTCACTATCACTCTTCTCCCACGAATTCATAGGATTACGCATACCTTCAATAATAAACTCCATCTGCTCCGGACTCGCCAGAACTACGTGTTCTAATTTAATCATTCACAATACCCTCCAAGTTCAATCTCTACAAGTCTGCCTGCTTCAATTTCTGCGATTTCCACTTCGACGTCTGATATATCTGCAACAACAGACATCTGACCTCTTGCAATTTCTTTTTCGTAGAGTTTTTTAGTTATTAATTCTTTAGCGGCTTCTGCATCATCTTTTTTCGCATAGATACCGAATATATTTTCGATATGTCCGTATCCGTAATAATAGGTATTTCCATGAACTACGTATAACATCATTTTGTAGCCTCCAATTCTATTTTTTCGTTACACTGTGGACAAGTTATATACTTGCTTTCTGTAGCTACTAAAGGATGCAAATTATGTGGGTGCCCGATTTCTATATCTTCTTTTTCATAACTGAATAAACACCCACACGAGTTGCAACTGATTTTCTCTTTGGTTCCGGGTTTAATAATTTCAATCATTTACGCTTCCTCCAATTCTCCAAAATATTTTTCATATGCTTCTAAATCATAATGCATAAGATATTTCTTAGCTTCTTCCTCAGACAATGCGACTGCACAATTTTTATAATCTGTTTCATATGTCAAAAGCCAATGATTTTTTAAACTTTTGAATATCTTTACATTTTTTCCACTATATCTGAGAGTCATATTAAGCATCGTTCCGGTATATTTATATTCACATTTTGTTGATATCAACTCCATTTTGGTAGTATCGTATTTAAGGCTGTTAATTACAAATATCATTTTATTACCTCCTCGCTTTCAAATTTTTCATATCGCTTACTTTACCACTTTCTTTCACAATTCCACGAAATTCAACCACTTCTTCGGAGAGGCT